CCAGGATTTTTACAAAAAGAATATGACAGAATTGCAAAATTAAATGAAGCAAACCTTAAGCGTTATGCAGAACTTACTGGTATGGGCACAGAAAAAACAATGGAAGAAATTCGTGCTGCAGTCCTTAAAAACTTTGAAGAATTACTTGCAGAAGTTAAAGCAAAAACTGGAAAACTTACACAAGAAGGATTAAATGAAATAGGAAAGGCTCCAGGTGCTGATGGTGGACCAAGCATCATGGGGAGATGGTTTAAGAAGTTTGATGAAGGTCAAGGCGGATCTTTTGCACACGTAGGAGATACACATAAAGTTGACATTGGAACAGCAAGTGGTTTAAAAGTTTCTCCAAAGATCCAAAAGCAGATGGATATTGTTAAAGCCTATTATGCAGAAACTGGAAGACAAGCACCAGATGTAAGAGTTGCAGATGCATTTGGATTTGACATGAAGCAGTCTGTCAATAGAGGAATGGCAAGCCCAAATCAAAAGAATTTTGAAAAGAAAAATGGAAAAACTGTAGGCTCTGCATTTGAAGAAGAGTTTGCAAAGACTGGTGCTGAAAAATGGAAGACCATGACAGAACTTGTCGGTGCAGATTTTGACAAGATTCATGCCCAGGCAGAAATTTATGACAAGGCATTGCTTCAAAAAATTCAGGCATGGAATCAAGAAAATGCAGGGAAAAAGATTCCAGAGCCTTTCACAGATGATGTATTCTTAAAGTTAGAGTCAGAAGTTAGAAAAGACATAGACTCCCTTATTCCTGATTTTAAGGCTGTAATTGAAACAGCAAAAAGAACTATCACTGCACTTAGAACATCTATTAAGCAAGAAGATCTTGGACCAATTAATGATCGCCTTGCAAAAGCAGGTGCTGGAACTCTTGGTCCAAAAGCAAGTAATGCAAAATATGGAAATGTTGAAGCAAGAACTGCATCAGAGGTTCTTGGAACTATAGATGATCTTCCAGAAAGTGTTGAAAAGAGTTTAACCAAAGCAGAACAGATAGCACAAACTGCTTCACCTTCAAAGAGAACTAGAAAACTTGGACAAGATATTGGAGATGGACTTATTGAAGGCATGAAGTCTAGAGAAGCAGGTGTGGCTTCACAATCAGATAGACTTGCAAACGCTGCATCAAATATTGATACTGCAAATCTTGAAAAATACAGGATTATGAAAGAAGATCCTGAAATGCGTCAAAGACAAAAGTCTATAGACAGACACTATAGAAAATTAACTGGAAAGTTAGTAACTACTACAAAATTAAATGATGCAATTGCAAGACAAACAAAAACTACGAGTGTAAATGTTGCTGAGTCTGCTGCACAAGAGCAAAGACTAAATGATTTAAGACAACAAGAGATTATTGCAAAAGAGCAAGCAGTTAGAAATGCACAGGATGCAGCAGCAGCAGGGAACTACCCAGGAACATCTCAGTCAGATCTTGTTGCTGGAGATATAGGGTTTATTGGACCACTTACACCAGAACAACAAAAAACAAATGCTGCAAACCTTAAAGCACAAAGAAAATTAGAAGTTCAGCAGGCAAGGGGAATGCGTAGAGAAGCAGTTGGGCAATATTCTGGTAAGGTTGCAGGAGCACTTGGTACTGCTGCAATGGTTTCTGGTATGGCTGGAGCACCAACACAAGTCACAGCAGCACTTGGAACTGGATCTATGGTTGCATCATTTGCACCAATGCTTGCTGGTCTTAGCGGTCCACAGGGTCTTGCACTTGGAGTGGCAGCAGCAGCGGGATCTGTATGGCTAATGAAGAAACACTTTGATGCTACAGTTAAGAAGCAAGTTGATTATATTAATTCTATATCTGCAACAACAGATAAGATGAAGAAAATTGGTGAAATAACAGGTAAGGTTGGAGCCTCAGAACTTTATTCAAGAAAGAGACAAGAAGGCAGTGCTGATAGATATACAAAGATATTTGAAAGAGGAAAGAGTCAATTTGGAACAGATTTCTTCCAATCAGATGTTGGAAAGTCTATAAAAGAATCTTTTGTAAAAGATCTTGCAGCAGGTGGAGATCAAGCATCTAAAAAACTAGCATTGCAACTTTCTGCTTATATTTCTGATGGAATATTAACTGCTGAACAAGCATATAGCGTAGCAAGACAAATTGGCTTAGATCTTGGCAACATGACAATTGGAACAAAGATTCAAGGTGAAATAACAAATCTTGTTGGACCAGATGGCCAAAACTTACTTGTTGATCCGCTTACAATTAGAATTAAAATAATTAATACGCAAAATGAAATTACAGATGCAATGACAACGGCTGCAACAAATGCTCAAAGAACTGGTAGTGCATCTTCTGCCTCTACAGATTCTTTTGCTGCAGCACAGGCACTTCAGTCTCAAAATCTAACCATTATACAGGCTCAAAGAGATGCACAAAAGAAAATGTATGATGATGAAATACGCAAACTTGAAGCACAAAAACTAGCAACTGCAGATAAAGCAAAACAATTAGTAATAGATGGAAAGATAGAAGATGTTAAAAAACGACAAGCAAAAGATGATGCAAAATTAAACTCATTTACAGCAAAAAGTTTAAAACAAACTTCAGACTTATTTGATAAATCATTAAAGGGTAAACTTCCTGGTCAGATAGGTATGAATAAGAATGCAGTTATTTCTGCATCAAGAAATGCTGTTTCTGCAAAATATACTGGAGATGCAGCCCCACTTGCCAAAGCGTTGCTTTCACAAACCAAGGGACTTAAATCAGAAAAGATAGAAGTTTTAATTAACACATTGGTTTCTGGCGGTCAACTAGATACTGTTTCTGCAACAAACTTATTAAATATATTTGGCAAAGATGAAAATGGCATGTATACACAAATTACAGCAGCACTTAAAATGCAAGATCCTGGCAAGGTTCAGCAACTGCTTACAATACTTTCTAATTTTGATGAAGAAACTGCAAAAGATATTTTTGTAAAGATGACATCAAAAGAAGGTGCAGCAACATTTGAAAATAATATGAATACCTTAAGTTCTTTAATGCAACTTGATGGTAAAGAGTTAGACTTAGAAGTATTCTTAAAAACAAAGGGAAACCTAGAAAAACTAAGTGCACTATTAGATAGCGTAGATAGTAAAATTGGAACTGAGCCTGTAACTCTTACTGTAATAGAAGACATAGTTAAGGCAAATCCAGATATGCCAGACATGACGGCTTTAATAAGTGATTGGGATAAGTGGAAAGATAAAGATCCAAAAATTCAAAAGAGTGTTGTTCTTACATATATAGAACTTTATAAAACAATCGGAAAATCAGAAATTGCACAGTACAGAAAAAATAAATCTATACCATCAGTAGTAACCGACTCTGCCGTTACTGGAATGATTGCAAATGATCTATTGCCAAACAAAGTTCCAACATCAATTCCAAGCAACAAGCCAGGACCTGCTTCAAATACAAATTCAACAGGAGCAAATCCACTAGACTTCCTTGACTCACTTGCAATGAGAATTAAAAATGTTCGTGACGGAGCCTTCGATGCAACAACCCCACTTAAATCTATGATTGCAGCATTTAGTGGAAAGCAGGCTCAAAAAGATGTTTCAAAGATGTTTACACTATTTGATGGTTTGCAACAAAGAATGATTAAACTTGGTGTTCCAAAAGAATTTAGAGATATGATTTCTGGAATGAGTGCAGATGACTTTAAAAAGTTTGCATCATTGCCAAAGGGAAAGAATATGTTTACCTATGAAAAGGGTAAAGAAAAAACAAAGGCAAACATTACTGGATTAACAAAAGAAGGTCAAGCGGTAATGCAAACATACCGTGAAGCCGTAATCGGTGAATTTAATGTTGCACAAAAAGAAGTTTTAGAAACAACAAAAAATCAAGATGCAGCATTTAAAATTCTTATTGCTTCTGGAATGAGCACATCCGATGCATTAAAAACTGTAGAAGATTCTGCAATAGCAGCAGGTATTGCATCAGGTGCGGTTGGTAAAAAGGGTTCTGAAGAAATGAAGAAATTCATTGCAGACGCTCAGGCAGCATCTGATGCAACTTCAAGACTTAATGCACTAACAAAAGCAAGACAGGCAAACTCAGACTTTGCTATTTCAAAGAATGCCCCAGGACTAGCAAAATCTATGAAAGAGGCAGGATACAGTGCTGATCAAATTAATGAGGCTTTGTCAGATCCTGATATTGCAAAGTACTTAATTGAAGACCTTAAAGATGGAAAGATTGAAGCAGGAGACATAAAAGATTATATTGATTCAATCGCAGAAAAGAAATCGATTGATATTCGTGTAAAACTTGCAATGGGAGATTTTGCAGGTGCTGCAGAAGAAGGAAGACAACTAGTAAATGAAATGTTCTCTGTACAAGAGGCATTGATTAAGAATGGACCACTTGGACAACAACTAGATTCAAATAATCAAAAAATTGCAGATTATCAAGCACAACTTCTTCCATTCCAAAAACAAGTTGCTGACATTAATCAATCAATAGCAGATGCACAAAGAAGCATTGAGATTGCATATACAAGACCAATAGAGGCCCTTAATACTCAAGTAGAATCATTAGATAGACAACTTGAAACAAGTCCAATATTTGGCAACCGTGCAATGCAGGCAATTCAAGATCAAAACACAATTTATGGAAATGATCTTGCTATTATTTCTCATCAAGCAGATGCTGTTAATAAATCTTATGATGAACAAGTTAAAAACCTTAATGAGGTCAAGGCTGTTAATGATCAGATAATTGCTCAACAGGGAAGACAACTTGGTCTTGCTGATGCATTGACTCAGGGTGATATTGCTGCAGCAGCACAGGCTGCACAAGAAATGAGACAGGCCAATGCTGATCAATATGCTACATCACAAATGGATGCCCTTGAACAATCACGACAAAATGCTTTAGGAAGACTAAAGGGTCCACAGTCTGGCTTGACAGAAATACAAATTCAAGAACAACAATATCAAAATGCTCAAAAACTTTATGCAATGGAAAATAATCCAGCAAGACTTAAAATTGTTGCAGACATTAAGGCAAAGCAAGATGAAATTTATAACTTGCAACAACTTCAAAATGCAGAACTTGCTAAAATTAAAACAAAAGAAGATGAAATTTATAATATTGAAAATACAAAGATTCGTCCAATTCAAACAAACATAGATGCACTGACATATGAAAATATTGTTCTGCAAAATCAAATAGATAAGCAGGTTGCTTCATTAAAGGTAATGGGACAAACTCGTGGAGAATGGGATTTGACATTTGCAAAGATTGATGCATCTGCACTTGCATCAAAGAATCTAGATACAGCATTTGGTGCACTATTAACATCTGCAACAGCAATTAATAATATGTGGGCTTCAATTCTATCAAAGATTCAGCAGTATGCTGCAGGAGTTCCAGGAAGTGTTACAACACAGCAAAATAATTTTACTCCGCCTCCTGTAACTAAACCTAAAACTACAACAACACCAGAGGCAGATGCAGCAGCAAATCAAGCAAACGCAATGGTTGCCTTTGCTCTTGCAAAAACTACAGATGATGTTAATACTGCTGTTTCAGATGCAGTAAAAGCAGGTTTAACTCCATCAGTTGTTGCTAACGCAATGGCATCTTCTTTAGTTGGAACTGGAATGTCTGCTGCAGATGCAGCCATGACTGCTAGATGGACTGGACAAGGATTGGCATATCAAGCACAGGTTGCTGCTCAAGAAAAAGCACAGGCTGCAAGGGTTGCTGCAGATGCTGCAATGTTTCCTGGTGGAAGAAGAGGTGGATATTCTTCTGGTGGATTTGTTCCTAAATATTTTGCTATAGGTGGATTTGCTAAGGGTACAGATACAGTACCAGCAATGCTTACACCAGGGGAATTTGTTATGAGTAAATATGCTGTTGATAATTATGGCACGGGAACCATGAAAGCCATTAATAACGGTTCACAACAACTTGGATCAGTGTATAATTATGAGTTGACAGTAAATGTTAAGTCTGATGCTAATGCAAATGATATTGCAAATACAGTAATGACTAAGATTAAACAAGTAGATTCTATGAGATTAAGAGGTAATAAACTATAATGGCTACTAACCCAAATGCTGCTGCCTATATGTCTGGTAGAAGAAAGTATCAAAGACCACAAGCAATGTTATGGTCAGAAAACTCTGGCACACTAGTTAATGGTGTTTATGTTCCAAATGGCTATGAGGTTGGATCAACAACTGGATCAGAAACAGACGAATCCACATTTAATCAATTTTTAATTCTTTCAGATGATAATAGACAGCCGATTGATTTTAAACCAACCAGAATTGAAAAGCGTGAAAGAATGATTAATGGCAGAATGCGTTCTTATCATGTTGCAGACAAGTTGACAATTTCTACTAGTTGGAGTATGCTTCCTTCTAGATCTTTTGCACTTGCTCCAGA